TTTTTATCACTCATAATAATATTCACCATAAATTTGATTACCGGCCGTGTAACCTTCTCCAGTATAACCGCCAGTAATTCCTATTCTCAAGTCATGCGTTCCAGTAACAGGATAGTTGAATTTCTCTGCACTTCCGAAAATATCAATTTCAGATTGAAGAATAATCTTTCCTGTCTTGACTGGACCATACATATATGTCTTTGCACTAAATTCAAACGAAGATGTAAGATTTCGTCTTGTATCAAACGCACCTTCATAATCTTCTTCAGTGGTCACGCCATTCAACACAAATGGCACATCAACTTTCTTATTAATATCATTTATATTAAATGACACAACAAATTCTGGACTAAAATAAGGCAAAATCTGTTCGATAATTTGTAAATTGTCGTCTTGATTTCTAGTAAACGCATAGAGTCCGAAGGATACGATGTATGGGACTTCGTTGTAGTTATATGAATAACTTAGCCCATCAGCACTAATTGCTTTTCTTTTTCTAAGTTTATTTGTTTTTCTTGCAGGATCATATGCAAAACCAGTAATTTCAAACCCGATTCGCGGCAAAGTAATTTGTACTTTTGAAGTATCTGATATACTGCTACTTTCTTGAATCCTTCTCAAGAACTTTTCTTTTGGCCCATATGAGAGAGGAACACGAATAGTTTCTTTAGTTGTTCCGTCTGGATTCTTTCTGATAATTTTAATATCATTAAACAAAGAACCAAATCCAATTACTAATTTTCTAATTGCTTCATTGTAGAATTGTGTAAACATTAGTAACCTGCCTTATATCCTTGTTCAACAAGAGTATTCCATTTTTCTGTATTTGGAACTGCCATCTTTCTCGTACCATTCATATTTAGGTATTTGATGCCTTTCTTTGCTTCCCTAATTTTATTTAAGTGTTTCAATAATTTCCTTCACTGAAAGGATCCGTTTCTGTAAAGTCAAAGATGTCGTCTTGGTCTCGGAGCAATTCAAAATCTTCATTATCTCCAGCCGGTGCATCGTCTTGGGGTTCATGTGGAATAATCACAGTAGTTGTTGTGGAACTGTTGAGTTCATATTCTGCACTAGATACTGCACCCTTAACTGTTTCACTTGTAGCAGTAGAAAGTGTTCCAACAACATTTGTAACTGTAAGTTTAGTTGTACTTGCATCCCAATCTGTAACTACCGCTGTTGCAGTTGCATCTGCCAGTGCCGCACCAGTTGAACCAAGAACTTGGAAGATTGATTCACCTTCAAAATAATTGATGTAGGTATCAGAACTTATTCTTGTCCCCACATCCAATTCAATAGCAAAGTATTTTCGTTCGTCTTCAACCTTATCAATTTCACTGTAGCCAGTGTCGATGACTTCTTGACTATATGTGAATACTTCACATGAGAGTTTATATGTAAAGAGTTTGCCTAATTGATAAAATGGATTTTCGTGTTCTACAAAATTAATTTCAAATACTGTATTGCTAAGTGGGAAGAAAATTAAATCCCCTTCTTTTGGCCGTGTAGTGTTTTCATAAGAGCCAACTGCTTCTTCAAATCGTTTACGAGAAACAACCAATTCCATTCTATCTTTTATTTGTATGCCAAATTTTGCAAGTACATCACCTTCACCTTCAAAACCATCCACAGATTGAATATACATTTCAATTTCATAACCATCATCAAATTTTGAAGTTGTATCTTCTCCAAATAATTTATCTTCGTCTACAAGTGTTCTGGGAATATATACCATATCCCTTCCCATCGTTTGAATCATTTCGATGGTTAGGTCTTCTACCATATCCTGTTCACCAGCGTAGTCTTTGAAATAGGGATTGCGAGCCATGTATTATCCTGTCATAAAGTCGATTGGGTATTCGTAGGTTAGTCGTAGTTCTTCTTCAAGTTTTTCAATCTCCTGTATTGCTTCTTGCGATATTTCGCCACCTCGTAGTTGAACTCCACCCGGCAATTGAACCCCTTCAAACTTTGACATATTTGCACCCCATTGTTTTTTAATGAGTGAGGTTAAGTATTTCTTTAACCAAATATCATTGAACACTTCAGAGAATTGTGAAGATTCTATTCTCACATATGCTTCTATTAGGAAATATTTCCCTTCAACAATATCGTTAGTCCAATCTCCGTCAATGTTTAATTTATTTGTTATTTTATTGAATCGAATTATTTTTTCTGGTTGAAAGAAATCTTGAATCATGTTGATATATCGTTTAGTAGAATCATATCGCGCCAAACCCATACTAGAATTAAATCCAAGTCCACGATTAATACCAAAATAATCCATTAAAGCCATTTGATAACGAACATCAAACATATTAATATTTGCAAATTGTCCAAATTGGTGAATTTTAACAACATTTAAAATATCTTTACCAGTAATTTTGCTACCTGTTGCACCAACTGGTTGTCCGATAGATTCAACATCAACATATTTTCTTGCTTTATCCGTTGCAGTGATTTTATACGCAAATAGTTCCTTTTCTGCACCATCTGAATGGTATTCAGCAAAAAGTTCTAATGCTTCGTCTAATCGGTCTTCACATTGTTGCCTATCCACATTGATATCAACAACTGGTGAACCCAATTTCCGCAAAGAATAATCAATTATATCATCTCTAGATGCTGGTTTTGCCATTAAAAACTCCTATATCTCTAATATATGTATAAAGATATAGGAGTGGGGGAAAGCAACAAATACTATTCTTTGTTTTCTTCCTCTGGGTTTTCTGGCGGTTGTTCTTGTTTTCCTACGGCAACATCTAAATCGTGCATTACATCATAATCTATATTTTCGATGTAGTATTTTCGTGTTACTGGTTCTTCTGCTTCATCTGAAGTGCTTATTGTATAATTAGTAAATCCAGGCATTTGCAGAGGGCATGCGAGTTTAGGATAATCTAATTTTCCATATTCGTCTGCATTTGCAACCAAAAAGGTTTGTTTCCTATCACCACACCCACACCCACCACAAATATGTTTAGTAGGATCGGTAGTACTTTGATCTAAATATTCACAAGCCGGCAATTCCCCGCCAACATTTTCATTGCCAAAACAACTTAATACCCTTAATTGTTTGATTGGTTTATTAATCTTATTGTTATTGATATTTCTTGATGCTAATGCAACAGCAAAACTTTGCACCATACTAAATGCTTTTTTAATTCCTCGTTGGTTTGGATCCAGCGGTGTTTTTCTAAATTTTGGTTTGTCTGTCATAATATCTCCATAATAAAGTTTATTAAATTATACACTATAATATGTATGATGTCAAATAAAAATCATACAACTTTTAATAAAAGAGCCAGTCGTACATTATGTTCTTTGTCAAGTTCAGAAGCAGATACAACATCTGATGTCCACATGCTTGTGTTTAGTGATCCTATTTTGGTATTTTTTCTATTGTGTATATATGCAAGCGGTTTGGTGGGGGTTGTTCCCTCGACAAGTGTAGATGACCAATATGTTCCTTGCATTTCGTGAAATACGCCAGATGAACCCCTAGTAATATCAAGATTCTTAACATCAATCGAATCATAAGCATTCACATTAAATTCTTCACTCCATATCTCCCCATTATTTCTTTTTTGGGTTTTTGTCATCATAAATGCCAATAAGTTCTTACTTGGCACTACCAAGTTAAATCCTTTACCTATTCCGTTGATAGAAAAACCATTTCTAATTTGTTCAAACAAATTTAATGGTAATTTCATATTCCATGCACTATCCGCTTTTGATTTTTTTCTTTTACCACTTTTTAACTTGGCCATACTACCTTCGTGTAGGGAACTCAAACCATAATCAGATTCTAGAACAATAACCGCATATTGATTTTTAGCAAACGATCTAAAATCATTATGTTCTTCGTCTACAATTATAGATGATTGGACAATACCAGTTTTTGAATGTCCTAAAACTTCAACATCAGGATGAACTCCACTTCCATTAAATATCCCAGCATATCTACCTGCAATTCTATATTCTCCTTCTTGCCAAGACTCTACAGTACTTCTAGAAATTGTTCCGTCCTTTAAAAAGGTTTTTATCATATCAATTTCTGATGTGTGGCCACAATTATATGGTGATCCATCTTGTCGCAATCCCATAAAATATCCATGACAAAATTCTATAGAAGATAATTTACAACGGTATTCATTTCGATTAATATTTTCAACACATGCAGACACAATCCCCAACCCAGCCTGTTTCATTGTTTGATTATATCTTTTAATAAAATCTTCTTCAGGATTAGTTGCATTGTTTTGTATCAACAGATTATCAAACTTACTTTCTACGCCACTTCCACCCTGTGCTTCTGCGGTTTGATTGTTTGCATCGTTGCAATCCAGAATCTCTTCTGGATTAACAATATCATTACATGCCAATCCTCCTCCTTGATAATTGGCATAGATATTAGAATTGTCATTGCAATCATCACACGATTCCGATGCCGAATCACAAACACATTCATCTAAATCTGCACATTGTTGTTCGCTGCACACATTTCTACAGTCATATATACCATTGCCCTGATACACACAACAACTATTAGGATATCTAACATCCCACTTAGTGAGTACATCTTTTGCCGAAATTACTGTTTCTGGAACACCCGCGGCACCATTCGTACAAAAATTATAAACTTGTTCGAGCTCTGCAAATGCCGAACAATCTTCTGGTGACCATATCCCACCTATATCATTACATTGACATTGTGTTAGTTCTTTTAATCCTTCAAGACTTGAAGGAATCCAAGTTTGTCTATCAATAGAGTTTAAATAAGCATCATGATTATCAAGATTACTACACGCACAACAACATCCCAGATCAGACAATGGTGGGCATTCAACATCTCCAACATTTTCTGCATATTGCCAATATCCATCATCTGCAATACAATCATAAAACGATACTAATTCATCCGACTGTGTTCCATCGGGTAAACAGCAGACACCGAATCCAGTAAATAAATCTTCTTTAATATCAACGGCAGTTCTTATTCTAGATCTAAATTGAATACTCATGTTATATTATATATCCTTTTTTATTTAAAACATACATTTTGGATAGGGGCAATTTGGAAATTTACAATCCATCCAAACACATTCGCCATCAGGTAATTGAACATTTGTGTATTCATCTATTAAAGTTTTTCTTGCCTCATCCTGCAAAATTTGTTGGACTTGTTGCCTATCCGGTTCTTCAAGGACACCCTCCGGCCGATCACATTCTTGGCACTCAGGACCGCACTGGCCGCAATTGCACGGGTAGCCAAGATCACAATCGGTCCCCGTACATTCAGGACAAGGGCCTACATCCATACCTTCATGACACTCAATTGGGCAAACATGCTGTTCCTTGATGCACGTTAAATAGTGATACTCATGCTGCGTGGCATCACACCAACCCACGTTCGACTCGCAACACGTGTTTGAAAGGGCCCAGGTAAGACACCAATGTAAACCACTGCGACACGCATGGCAGAGGATCGAGCTCCCAATGCACCCCATCACGTTTACCTGGCCTTCTATTGGCGGACAATCGGGGCCGGGCAAGCAAGGTAAGCAATCTTCGGGATTCGAGAATATCTCCCAGCACGGAATTCCATCGCTATCGCGAGGATAAGCTCTACATTGATCCAAGCGGCCGCAATCAAAACGATCATACCCATCTTTAAATCCATTTGGACAGCAATTACCCCTACAAGTGCCGCGTATCCAATCCCAATTGCAATCACCTAAACCACAGCAATCCATCCCATGTTCACAAG